TAATGCAGCCAGACACACAGCTAAAGGAAGATTAGAAACCGCAAGAGCCTCAAACAAGTTAGTTGCCGATGAGATAAAAGGACTACAAAAAGTAGTTTCTTTAAACAAACAAGCTGTTAAGTCTAGAATAGCTAGTCCTACTGTGGTTTCACACCCTGGTTTAATGGGGCCTCACAAAGCTACAAAGGGTGGTGGTCAAGCTGCCATGAATATTGACACTAAATTTATACAGCAGACAACTCGCCTAAAAATTGCACATGACTTAAATATGCTGGAGTTGAGGGGAGTAGATATTTCAAAGTTAAGAAATAAATTAGGTAAACTTACAGACGCACAAAGAAGGAGAGAGTTTGGAACAGTAAAAAGACTAAACAGAGAACTTACAAACGGCATCAAAAAAGAAAATAATAAATTAGCAATATTACGAGAACAGGAAAGAATAAATAGAAGAAGATCAAGAGCTATAGCTGCTGCTAATGCTCCCACTACAGGTGGAAGAGGTGGAGGCGGTGCTATCTTCCAGAGTGCACTGATAAGTGGTGGTTTTCCTTTACTATTCGGGCAAGGACCAGTAACCGCTATCGGTGGTGCGTTAGGTGGTGGAATAGGTGCTGCTGTAGGTGGACAGATGGGTGGATTTGCAGGAGGTATTGTCGGTACAGCTATCATTCAAACTATAACTAATGTAGTTAATGGCATAAATGAATTAGGTGGTGCGTTGGCCGATCCAGCGAACAACATTGATAAATTAACTGAATCGCTATCTAAATTCGATAAAAATATTATTACTTCTGTACAAATACTTCAATCAGCAGGGCTTACAGCATCAGCAGGACAGTTTGCAAGAGCCAGATTTGGTACGCAGTTTGGTGCTGGTGGTGCAAATAGTCTTGAAGAAATGAACAAAGCATTTAAAGAATTTGCAAAAGTAACAACTAAGTTGGGAACAGAACTTGCAATATTAGCGTCAGGTCCGTTAACTGGATTTATGAAAATGCTTAACTTTGTACTAGGTGGAGGAGGTACAGCAGCAGAAGGCGAGAGTTTGGCAGATACTATAGACAGGACTATAACTGAACGTGAAAATGCCATAGATAAAATAACGAATTTAGAAACTTCTTTACAGGAAAATCTAAAAAAGAGAAATGAACTGAGAGCAAGGTTTGATACTAAAGAAAAGCAAAGAGAACTTGCAGCAAGCGGAGAATTAGGAACAGTACAAACTGAATTTAGAAGATTAGGTGGAGAAATATCAGCAGGAAAGTTGGATTTAGGAATACTAAAGGATCAGGTAAAGAACTTTGATGCAACTGTCAAATTAGCTGAGTTACAGAAAAAAATATTACAAGAAAATGAAGTGGATCTCAGAGCACAGTTAGAAATAGAAAAAGCAAGATTTGAAGGTTCTGAAGAAGAATTAATAGTGTTAGAGCAACGAAATAAACTAAATAAATTAGACTTTGCAATAGAAAAACAGATAGCTGAGGTAGAAGCTGTAAGAGAAAGTGGAAGTAAGGCAGAGTTAGAAAGAGCAGAACAAACTTTAACTAATCTAAGATTACAAAAAGATTTAGAAGAACAGATAACACTAAATAGATTAAACGCTGCTGATCCAGCAATAAGTCATATGAATGAATTGAATAAGAAGATGAAAGAGCTTAACGATATAACAGAACAGTCAGTCAAGCTGTCAAAAGTGATGGGAGAATCGTTTGCTGAATCATTTAAAGGAATTGTTTATGGAACAATGACTGTGCAAGATGCGTTTAGAAATATGCTTAACAAAATAGCCGATTTCTTTATAGACACTGCTGCACAACTGGCAGCTACCCAACTTCAAAGAAGTATTTTGGGTCTGTTCGGTAATATGTTCAACTTTAGTACTACACCAATGAATGATATACAGGGTACTGTTATGTACGCAGCAAACGGTGGTCCTGTAGGAAGAAGAAATCCATATATTGTAGGAGAACGTGGTCCAGAATTATTCGTTCCAAATCAATCAGGAAACATAATTCCTAACCATGATTTAGCTGGTATCGGTGGAGGTTCTACGAATATTGTAGTAAATGTAGATGCTTCTGGTTCTTCTGTTGAAGGTGATGAAGAACAGGGTAGAGAACTTGGTCGCCTTATCTCAGTTGCAGTACAATCTGAATTAATACAACAGAAAAGACCAGGAGGATTACTTGCATAATGGCTACGTTTCCCTCAATAAAACCTAAATACGGACAGCAAAAAAGATCCGCACCATTAACTCGTACTGTTCGTTTCGCTGATGGTTATGAACATAGACTTTTATTTGGTCTTGCACAGCATCAAAATCCAAAAGTTTTTAATCTTACTTTTGAAGTTTCAGAAACAGACGCAGATACCATAGAGACCTTTTTAGATGCTCGTGCAAATGATTCAGACAGCTTTACTTTTACCCCACCAGGAGAAAGTTCTTCTTCTGAATTTGTTTGCGAAGGATGGAACAAATCAATACCATATAACAATAGAGCTACAATACAGGCTACCTTTAGACAAGTATTTGAGCCTGCTTCGTAATGACTACTATTTGGTCTGCTGGTGCTAGTTTATCTTTGGGTGCGATAGTTGCACCTACCTCCGCTAATAACGGATTATTTTTTAAAGTAACTACAGCAGGTACTACTGGTTCTAGCGAGCCTAATTGGGCAAGTGTCATAGGACAAACAGTTTATGATAATGACGTTAGGTATGTTTCTTTCAGTAGTACATTTGCAGATTTACAGTCTATAAATCCTTCTGCAATTATTGAATTATTTACTTTATCATTAGATTACGCATTGCATTATGCTCCGTGGGAAAGTAATAGAGATTATGAAGTCGGTGATGTGGTAAGCGGTACTACAATTAAAACTATTGTTTTTAGATGTACTGTAGCAGGTCAAAGCGGTGGATCTGAACCTGGTGGGTTTGCCTCTGCTTCTGTAGGTGGAGCAACTATTCCTGATAACCAGGTCACATGGACTCCTCAAAATATTGACATATATCGTTTTCATGCTGGCAGTAATTTAGGTGCTAATGGTCAAATAGTTTGGGATGGTAATGCTTATCTTAGATTTCCTGTACAAGCATCAGGATTTGCTTTTCAGAAAGGGCAACTACCTAGACCTCGGATAACAGTTAGTAATGCCACAGGACTAATATCATCAATACTTTTATCCGTAAATAAAGCCACAACTGGAAATGATCTAACGGGTGCAAAAGTTACACGAATTAGAACTCTAGCTAAATTTATTGATGCTGTTAATTTTGCTGATGGAATAAATACTACAGCAGACCCTTCAGCAGAATTTCCTAGAGAAGTTTATTCGATTGACCGTAAATCTACAGAAACTAGAGAGGTAGTTGAATTTGAACTTGCTGCTCCCACCGATCTTGCTGGAGTACGCATACCAAAACGCCAAGCAACTAGATCACTATTCCCTTCTATTGGTACGTTTGTAGGATGACTTGGAAATATAAAGCACTACTTCATGCACAACAGGAAGATCCGAAAGAATGTTGTGGTCTATTGCTAAATGTAAAGGGTAAAGAGAGATATTATCCTTGCCGTAATCTTTCAATCACAGATCATCAATGTTTTATTATCGACCCAGAGGATTATGTAAAAGCAGATAATACAGGTGAGATTGTAGGTGTGGTGCATAGTCATCCGATAACACCACCGGCCCCTAGTCAAGCAGACAGGATTGGTTGTGAAGATAGTAATTTACCTTGGCATATTGTTAACCCAAAAACTCAGCAATGGGCATATTTAGAACCATGTGGTTATAAACCTCCATTATTGGGTCGTCAATGGGTATGGGGTATAACAGACTGTTGGAGTTTAGTTAGAGATTGGTATAAAGAAGAAAAGAATATTGAATTAAAAGATTGGGATAGGCCTACAACCCCAGAAGAATTTATGGATAATCCATTATTTGAAAGTTGTGCTTGGAGAACAGGTTTTAGAGAGCTTAGACCCGATGAGAGATTACAAGATGGAGATGTTTTACTTATGAGTATTTTATGTCCAACTTTAAATCATGTAGCATTATTTTTTGAAGGAGATGTTATTCATCATTTAACCGATAGACTATCTTGTAGAGAGCCTTACTCTGAATGGCTGTTAAAATGTACAGGAAAGAGGTATCGCTATGCTTCGTAAAATAAAACTGTATGGAGAACTGGCTAAATTCGTTGGTCATAAAGAGTTTGAGGTAAAGGTAGAAACAGTTGCAAAAGCTGTTAGTTTTTTACTATATAATTTCCCAGGTATAGAAGCACATATGGGTCCTAAGTATTATCAGGTAAAAGTAGGTGATTATGATATTGGAGAAGATGAAGTGAGTTATCCTGTTGGTCAGCAAGATATTCATTTTATTCCAGTTATCAGTGGTGCTGGTAGAGGATTTGGGAAAATATTATTAGGAGTTGCATTAATAGGTATTACAATAGCTTCGGGAGGAGGATTTGGTGCTTTAAAGATGTTCGGAGGAGAAGGATTAGCCTTTGCAGGTGGAAAGTTCGGGGCTGTTTTAGGAAGTATGGCAATGAATTTAGGAGTAGGTCTAACAATACTGGGTGTAAGTGAAATGCTTTTTCCATTGCCAGAACCTCAAAAGTTTAATTCAGAAGAAGATCCACAATTATCTTTTAGTTTTAGTGGAGTGCAAAATACATCAAGAGCAGGTACTCCCGTTCCAATAGTTTATGGTGAAATATTTACAGGAAGTGTTGTAATAAGTGCAGCGATTGACACTAATCAGGTAGAAGCATGACAGACGAAACTAAAATTATTAAGGGTGCTGGTGGTAGACCTTCACCACCCCCACCTCCATATCGTGCTCCTGATACTTTACATAGTAGACAGTTTGTTACTGTTCAAGATTTAATATCTGAAGGAGAGATAGAAGG